TGGGTAAAACAAAACTGCAACAGCTTCTAAAGACTTTATATATATAGAAGGGAAAAATTTTTTGAGGAGTGTAAATGGCGGTATTAAAAAGAGATAGCAGAAAACCAAAAAATACCAAACCTCAAGGAAGAACAGAAAAGTTCACAAAAGAGATAGGGATGTATATCTGTGAACAGCTGATGCAAGGTAGAGCTATCGTTGATATTTGTAAAGATGATGGGGTTCCTTCTATCCCAACTATTTATGGGTGGCTCAACCGAGACAGTAGTACGTTTAAGCCAAATTTTCTTAAATCGTATGTGGAAGCACGAGAGATACAAGCCGAAGTATTAGCTGACCAGATTCTGTCAATTTCTGATAATAAAACAAAAGATTACTATATAAAAGAAACTGTAGGAAAGAACGGAAAGAAAACTTCTGTAAAGGTTCTGAATGAAGACCATATACGGTCAAGAGCCTTGCAGGTGGAGAGCCGGAAATGGTTGGCAGCCCACCTGCTGCCGAGAAAGTTTTCTGATAGGGTTCAACTAACAGGAGCTGATGGTAAGGATTTGTCTCTAGCAGCTCCTACAAAGGTAGTTTTCAATTTCATAAAGAGTGAAGCAGATGACGACTGAAATCCAAGTTGACATCCCAGAAGCTTTTCAGTTTCTGCTACAGCCATCAAGATACAAGTCTGCTTATGGCGGAAGAGGTAGGGGTGCCACTTGGTCTTTTGCAAGGGTGCTAGCTACAATAGCATCATTCCAAAAGAAGAGAATCCTTTGCACAAGAGAATTTCAAACAAGTATCAGAGATTCAGTCCACAAGGTTTTGGCAGACCAAATAGATTCTCTTGGTTTGTCTCCCTATTACGAAATCACAAGAACAGAGATTAGAAGTAAAGTAGGGAGTGAATTCATATTCAGAGGACTACAATTCCCAGCTGAAATAAAATCAATCGAAGGAATTGATATTGTGTGGCTGGAAGAAGCTCAAGGAACATCAGAGGAAAGCTGGAGCTTCCTGATTCCTACTATACGCAAAGAAAATTCAGAGATTTGGTTGAGTTGGAATACTGGCGAGGAAACAGACGCCACATACCAGAGATTTGTGAAGAACAAACCTGATAACTGTATATCAAAACTTTTAACCTATCGTGATAATCCTTACTTTCCTGATGTGTTAAGGAAAGAAATGGAATACTGTAAGCGAGTTGATTATCAGGCTTACTTACATATATGGGAAGGGAATCCACGAAAGATATCTGACGCAGTAGTATTTAAAGATAAGTTTGTAATAGAAGATTTTGAAGCTCCTGAAGGAGTAAAGTTTTATTACGGAGCTGACTGGGGATTTGCCTCTGACCCTGTTGCTTTAGTGCGGTGTTATGTTCTGGATAATGATTTGTATATTGACTATGAAGCCTGTGGAATTGGAGTTGAGCTTGAGGAGATAGAAGAGTTATTTGACGAAGTGCCAGGTTCAAGAAACCACAAGATATCAGCAGACAGCTCAAGACCAGAAACCATTTCCTATGTCAAGAGAAAAGGTTTTCCTGTTGTAGCCTGTAGGAAATTCAAGGGAAGTAAAAAGGGCTTTGTCCAGGATGGGGTGGATTATATTCGGAAGTTTGAGAAGATACATATTCATCACCGCTGTAAGAATGTGAAGAGGGAGTTTGAAAATTATTCCTACAAGGTTGACAAGCGGCAGATTGACCCTGATACCGGCAATCCAAGAATTCTTCCTATTCTTATGGACTCCTTTAATCATTGCATTGATGCCTTGCGTTATGCTTTAGAAGACTTAATCCAATTTAAAGGCCATGATTGGGTAAAGGTGATTGGTGATGAGTGAATCGAATATATATGCAAGGCGTAAGAGCTTATAGAGATTTTAAAAGGTTTAAACTAATGCCTGTTTGTGTGTATCCTGAAAATTCAAAAGAAAGACAATTGTGGCAAGCTGGTTGGGATAAGGCTGAAGAAATTTATAAAACAGTAAAAGAAGCAGAGGAGAAATATTTAAAATGCTATCAGAACTAATTGATGTTGTAGGCGGCAGGATAGTTGCAAGACACAGAGTTGAAGGTCGTCTTGTAAATGATGCTTCAGAAAGCAAACAAATAAACCCTGAATGGACAAAGATATATGGAGAAATGAGAGCTCTTGAAGCAAAAGAAGATTCTTTAAGCACAGTTGAAATCAGACATCGCTCCGAGCCAGATTCAGAGCGCAACGTGGCTTTAAGGAAAATCAGAGCTCAAATAGGACAGTTAAGAGATAAACTGTCAAGAGTAAAAAAGTTTACAGATGCAGATTCCAGTCGCATCAAAACAGTTGACCAAATTTATAAGGGGTTTATGATTTACAAATCTGGCAAAGCTCCTGCTGAATTTACTGCAATAAAAGAAAATTTACAATATCAAGGCTCAAAGGACGAGGTTTACAGACAGATTGATAAGTATTGGGAAGAAGAAGATGCTAGGGTAGTATCAAGAAACACGAGTGATGCAAAGAAAAAAGTTTTTGTGGTCGTTAATAATGAGTTTAACAGAGCCAATTATAAAGATTTGATAGGTAAGGAATTTGACTCTCCACCGGCATATGCACAGGTGAAGGTAGTTGAAAAGGAACACACGAGTGATAAAAGAAGATGGCATCCAAGATGGAAAATTAAAGGTGATAGAAGGTCGGTAAAAGACTCAGAGGATTTATTTGATGTTAGAAATATTGAAAAAGATTCAAAAGCAAATAATGATTTCAGACGGGTATTATTTACGGCTGATAGATTACAATTAGTCTTAATGTGTTTGAATCCTGGTGAAGAAATCGGCGAAGAAGTTCATCCAGAAACAGACCAATTTTTCAGGATTGAGGAAGGGAGAGGTAAGGCTGTACTTAATGGCAAGGAGATTTTTATACAAGATGGCACAACCATCGTTGTTAAAGCGGGGTGTGTCCATAACATCATAAACAACTCCGACGCTTCATTAAAGCTTTACAGCCTATACTCTCCTCCTCATCATCAAGAAGGGCTGATTGAAGAGAATAAATCAGATGAGACGTTTTAATTACAAAGGAATGATTATTGTAGTAGAGAATGAAATTGGTTCTGTTAGAGAAGGAGTTGATAGAACAGGCAAACCATGGAAAACCCGATTCTATTATCCTTATGGTTATGTTGAAGGAACAGTAGGAAGAGATGGGGATGGAGTTGATTGCTTTATGGGACCTTTTCCAGAATCTGATTCAGTTTACATAATCCACCAGATAAGAGAAGACGGACTTTATGATGAGGACAAGTGTATGCTTGGATTTAGGGATAAGCTATCGGCCAGAGACGCCTACCTAGCCCATTTTAATACACAAGATTTTATCGGTAAGATAACAGAAATGCCTGTTTATGAATTTGCGTATAAAGTAAAAAGTGAAGGCAGAAAAGGCATAGGAAAGAATGATGTCAAGTAAATTAACAGAGGATTCTTTCAATAATTTTGTTGCAAAGCTAGGTTTAGGACCACAGAATTTACAGAGCTTTGGCGGTTACTCAGCATCCCCATTTATTTCAAGAGACAGACAGTTGTTAGAATCCGCATACAGAAGCTCCTGGATTGTAGGTCAGGTGGTTGATACTGTAGCTGAAGACATGACAAGAGAAGGAGTAACAATCAGCACAAAGATTTCACCCGATGAAATAAAACAACTTCAGGCGGCAATGACGCACTTGAAAATAATGCCTGCTCTTGCTGATACAATTCGATGGGCAAGACTGTATGGTGGAGCGATAGCTGTTATACTTACTGAAGGTGCTGATTATTCAAAACCACTAAATCTAGAAGCTATAAGCAAAAACAGATTTAAAGGTCTGCTTGTTCTAGATAGATGGATGGTAGAGCCATCATTTGGTGATTTGATTACTGAAATTGGAATTGATATGGGTATGCCTAAATATTATACTGTAGTAACAGGCATGCCGGCACTATCAGGCCAGAAAATTCATTATAGTAGAGTGATAAGATTTGACGGTATTATTTTACCATATTATCAAAAGATGACTGAAAATCTTTGGGGCTTGTCTGTTGTTGAAAGAATGTTTGACCGTTTAATTGCTTATGATTCAGCAACAGCAGGAGCATCGCAATTACTCCATAAAGCTCATTTGAGAACGATTAGCGTAGATGGATTCAGAGATGCATTGGCGATGGGAGGTAAAACTGAAGGAGCGGTTATCAAGCAGTTTAATTATATTCGCTTGCTACAAACGATGGAAGGACTTACCGTGCTCGATGGAAAAGACCAATTCCAAACTCATACTTATTCGTTTTCTGGAATTTCTGATTTGCTGATTCAATTTGGTCAACAGATATCAGGTTCAACAGGGATTCCATTGGTTAGATTGTTTGGTCAATCGCCAGCAGGATTATCATCAACAGGTGAATCTGATTTGCGCAACTATTATGACCATATCAATAAGCTTCAAGAGAACCAGATGAGAGTGCCGATGCAGAAAATTCTTGATGTTCTGTGCCGGTCTGAATTGTGTAAAGAATTGCCTAAAGATTTGGAATTTGATTTCTCTCCTCTTTGGCAATTATCTAATTTAGAAAAATCACAAGTTGCTGCTTCTGATGTGAGTGCAATCTCTTCCGCTTACTCTTCAGGCATCATAACCAAGAAGATAGCGATGAAGGAGCTTGCAGAAAACTCAAGAACAACAGGTCGTTTTACAAACATATCTGATGAAGATATTGAAAACGCAAAAGAAGATGCTCCGGGAATGGCTGGTGAGGAAAATCCGTTTGAGGGTATGATGGGTGGGGAGGAAGGAGAAGAAGAGGAAAACGAGCACAGAGACACGCTTGAAGATGATGCCTCTGAGAAAAGCTCTTTTGGCAAGAAACCACCTACTCCTGAAGACACAGAGAAAATCCTTGAAGATTTGAAACACAGATTAGAAATTTTAGGCGGGGTTGATTTTGAAAAAGATTCTTTAGAAGAACTGAAGGAAAAGCTTAGATTCTTGAATGAGAAGGAAACTGTTGAAAAAATGCCTGCTAAAGATAGAGCATTTTTTAAAGATGGATTTGCTAGCAAAATATTAAAACCTTTGGTTGCTCTTGGTATTGTCTGGAAAATATTCGGTGGCGGAGAGAAGAAGCTCACTGCTAAAGAACGTGTTGAAAGAATGATGGGCAAGAGTTCTGATGAAAAGCCCATGACCAAAAAGGAAACGCTGGATGCTATTAAAAAAGAATTTGAAGCATTGCGTAAAACGGTTGACGAACAATTAAAAGCTCCCAAAGGCGGTGTAACAATAAAAGGTAAATTTTTTGAGGGTGGGCAATTTATTCCTAATGAAGGTGGATATGCTGAAGCTTATAAAAAAATGAAGGAAAAAGAGCCTCAGGAAATTGAAAAAGTATCTGAAAGAAGCGATGGGCGTGGGGTTGTTCCAACAGAAAAGACAAAACATATCCAAAAACAGTTTATAGTAAGAACTCCTCAACAGAATAAACATGATGTTGTGACTAAACTAGAAAAGAAAACAGGTATAGAATATAGTATTATAAATAATCATGTTAGATTTTGGGCTGAAACTTCTGCGGATAAGCATCCTGAATCATTGGGATTGCAGTTTGTGGCTAAAGATATCTTTAAGGTGGGTGCAATATCTCATTTAAATAAAAGTAAGGCTAAAAAAACTGAAATAAAAGAAAAGTTTATAAAAGCTATTTATGGGGAGACTCAAGAGTGGTTTAAAGAACAAGGGTTCGAACCTGATGATGAAATAACGTTGTATAGAGGTGTGAAAGATAAGATTGTAG